TGTGCTCCATCGGGGCGGCTGGTGATCGGAGAGCCCACGTGTGCGTTCAGCTCACGCTCGAACGCCTCTATGCGCTCCTGCCGTTCGATCTCGTGGCCCAAATCCACGATCTCCTCTTCCATACGTTCGTAGGTGGTGGTATCCTCGGCACTCAGGATGCCCTTGTCGTTGCGCCTGGAGTCGAGGAATGCCTTCGCCTGCTCCCAGGTCTTCGCGCGCTCGGCGCGCATGTCGTTGATCTTGCCCATGTTCTTCTCCTATCGGGGTCTGATGAGATTCAGTCGTTTCTCGAGCTCACTGTGCTCGGCTGTGCCTTCCTCAGGGGGCTCCTGGTCCGTTTGCTGTGCGTATTTGCCGGTGATCTTGTTCAGGAGCGAGACCTCGGCCTTCCTGGCGGAGAACGAGTAGGCCGCCTCATTCGAGGCTTTCTTCTTCTCGTCCTCCAGCAGGCCGTCGGCGAAGCCCAGCTCGATCGCCTTGTTGGCGTTCATCCACGTCTCGCTGTCCATGAGGTGGCTGATCTTCGCCCTGCCCAGGTGCGTCTTGAGCTCGTAGGCGTTGATGATGCTCTCCTTCACCTCGTCCAGCATCCCGATGGCCTTCTGCATGTCCTGGTGGTTGCCGTAGGCGATCGTCATGGGGTTGTGGATCATCATGAGTGCGGTGGGTGCCATCAGTACCTTGGTGCCCGCCATCGCGATGACCGAGGCGGCGCTTGCTGCGATCCCGTCGATCTTCACGGTGACGTGCCCTGCATAGTCCATGAGCATTGCGTGGATGCGGCTCGCTGCGATGCAGTCACCCCCCGGTGAGTTGAGCCACACGGTCACTTCCCCGCTGCCGGCAAACAGCTCGTCATGGAACTGCTCGGGGGTGACCTCATCATCGAACCAGCTCTCCTCGGCGATCGTGCCCGAGAGCTCAAGGATTCTCGCTCTGCCTTCGTCTTCGCTCTGGTTTTTCCATTGCCAGAACTTCCTGTTCTTCATTACTCTCCTCCTGGGATGTGTCCGTAAACTTGTCTGCGAATGCCCCTGCCCGAGAGAGGGGGAGCATGTTTCCGTTGACGAGGTACAGGTTGCCCCCGTCCTCGTCGCCTATGGGGTCCATGTCCTCCAGGGTCCGGATATCGTTGGCGCTCATCCAGCCGTTCTGCCTCGCCGTCGCATAGCCGCCCATGCGGCTCTGGTAGTCGCCACGCAGCAGTCCCTCGACATTGAAGCGGAAGAAGTGCGTCTGCTTTTCTTTTGTATCCAACAGCGCACGCGAAAGGGATTGCTCCCAGCGGATCACCCACGGGTCGAGTGTGTACTTGACGAACTCGAGCGACTGCTGCTCGATGTTGCTGAACGAGGACTTCTCCAGGTCCCCCACCATGTGCGGGGGGACGCGGAAGATGCGCGCGATCTCGTTGACCTGGAACTTGCGTGTCTGCAGGAACTGCGCCTGCTCGGGCGAGATCGAGATGGGTGTGTATTTCATACCCTCCTCGAGCACCGCAACCTTGTGTGAGTTGGCCGAGCCGCCGAATTGGCCCTGCCACGTATCGCGTAGGCGTGTAGGGTCCTTCACCGTTCCCGGGTGCTCCAGCACACCGCTTGGGGCCGCCCCGTTGGCGAAGAACTTCGCCCCGTACTCCTCGCAGGCGATCGCCATGCCGATGGCGTTCTTGGCCATCGCGATCGGCGAGTAGCCCACCAGCCCGTCGAAGCCCAGGCCCGGTATGTGCAGCACCTCGGACGGGTCGAGGATCTTGGTGGTTCCCTGCATGGTGGGAGCGTCCTCGGCGCTGGTGGTGTATTGGTAGTAGAGCTTGCCGCTCTTGTCGCGGTCGACCTGCATGCGGTTGGGCATCAGCGGGTAGAGGGCCACAACCTGGCCCTTGCCGTTTCTGATGATCTGCGCATACGCATTGCCCCAGAGCAGCAGGTGGGTCATCAGCGTCTCGCGGAACACGAAGCTGGTCATCTCTGGGTTCGGCTCCGCATGCAGCAGGTTGTACAGCGGATGTTCCTTGGCCTTGTGTTTGCTCGAGTCATCGTCGTGACGGTAGAGGTGCAGGGGCAGCCCTGCGATCGCCTCGGCGAGGATTCGCACACATGCATAGACTGCAGTCATCTGCATCGACGATCGTTCATTTACCGCCTTGCCGGATGTCGATCCTCCGAAGAGAAAACTGTATGAGGACCCGCTGGTCCTGTTCTGCGGCTTGTCACGCGTTCTGGTGACAAGCTTGGATATGAGTCCCATATATGTATCTCCTGATTCCTAGATGAAGAGGATGCCTCGGTCCTCGTAGACCGATTCGCGCACTTCGTTGCCGCATCTGATCGCCCGGTCCAGTGCCATGATCGTGGCAACCGCCCCGTCGATCTTCTCGGTGGATTTCTGCTTGTCGGGCTTGATGTTCCCGGCCGGGTCGGTGCGGATGAAGATGTTGTCCATCATCCAGCGGAGCACCGGATGGCCCCCGTGTGCGATACTCTGCCCCAATACCAGCTTCATCATCTCCTTGGTCGGCGGGCTCATGTCCTTGAATCCCTGTCCGAAGGGCACGACCGTGTAGCCCATGCCCTCAAGGTTCTGCACCATCTGCACGGCCCCCCAGCGGTCGAATGCGATCTCGCGGATGTTGTATCTCTTGCCCAGCTCGCCGATGAATGCCTCGATGTACCCGTAGTGGACCACGTTGCCCTCGGTGGTCTGTACGTGGCCCGATCGTTCCCATACGTCGTAGGGCACATGATCACGCCTCACACGCAGGCCCAGGCTGTCCTCGGGTATCCAGAACCAGGGGAGGATCACGAACTTGTCGGTCTCATCCCTGGGTGGGAATACGAGCACGAACGCAGTGATATCGGTGGTGCTTGAGAGGTCCAGTCCCCCGTAGCAGACCCGTCCTTCCAATGCCGTCTCATCCACCGGGAAATCACAGAGGTCCCACCTCTCCATCGGCATCCAGCGAACAGCCTGCTTGACCCATTGGTTGAGCCTGAGCTGACGGAAGCTGTTCTCCTCGCCCGGGTTCTGCCTTGCGCTGTCACAGGCCGCCTTCACCTTCTCCAGCGTGATGGTATGTCCCAGCGACGGGTTGGCTTTCTTCCATGTCTTGGAATCGGTCCAGTCGTCGTCCTCCTCCGAGCCGTAGATCACCGGGTAGAAGGTCTTGTCGTGTTTGCGACCCTCGATGATGTCCTTTGCCTTCTGGTGCTGCTCGTAGCAGATGGAGTGCTGGTCGGTGCCCGCCGTGGTGATCAGGAAGAACAACGGCTGGGCCCTGGCATCACCCGAGCCCTTGGTCATGACATCGAAGAGCTTCCGGTTGGGTTGGGTGTGCAGTTCGTCGAAGACCACCCCGTGGATGTTGAACCCGTGCTTGGAGTAGGCCTCGGCGGAGAGCACCTGGTAGAAGCTGTTGGTCGGCAGGTAGACGATGCGCTTGGTCGCGGCGAGGATCTTGACGCGCCGGTTCAGCGAGGGGCACATGCGCACCATGTCCGCTGCCACCTCGAACACGATCGAGGCCTGCTGCCGGTCGGCCGCGCATCCGTAGACCTCGGCGCGTTCCTCGAAGTCCCCGCAGGTGAGCAGCAGCGCCACCGCTGCTGCAAGCTCGCTCTTGCCGTTTTTCTTGGGGATCTCTATGTAGGCGGTGTTGAACTGCCGGTACCCGTCGGTCTTGACGATGCCGAACAGGTCGCGGATGATTCTCTCCTGCCAGCCAAGCAGCTTGAAGGGCTTTCCCGCCCAAACCCCCTTGGTGTGGCAGAGGCATTCGATGAACCCAACTGCACGGTCGGCCAGGGTCTTGTCGTAGGTCGATTCCTTTGCCATGAAGGATGTAGGGGTGTATTTCTTCGGTTTCGGCATATGTTCTTCCATTCCCCAGGGCAAACAGAAAGGACCCGGCGAGGGTCCCTTCAGGTGGTGGGTGCTTGTTGTCAGTTGTATGTTTTCTTCAGGCTCCCAAGGGCCTGCCTGGCATCAGTGTCACGAGGCCTGATGTCCCAGCCGCGGTCGTAGTTGCATACGACGCTGCCATTCCTCTTGAGCATCAGCTTGGAGATCCTTCCCTCGTCGATCCCGTATTCCGAACCCTCGCCGTATACCTTGATGCAGTAGGTGAAAACGCTCTTCCCGATCTCCAAGGTTCCTTTTTTCCACATGTCCTTGCCTCCGTGTCCGTTTTGTTGGTGTATATATCCCTCAAATCGGAAACTATAGCAACCTGTTACAGGGCAATAATTTGAAGAAATACACTACTGATGCGGAGTCGGGTATGACACCTTGTGGAGACTCCTGTCAGCCTTCGCCGGTGAGTATGAAGTGAGCGTATTCCCTTGTGTTGTCCCCATCAAGGTAGTCGGCAAGTTCCGCAAGTCCCATCTGGGAGGCGATCCACTGGACCGCCCCCGTGTTGAACATGTTCGTCAGGCCGCTGTCACGTACCTTGAGGATCTGGTCCTTGATCTGCTCAGTCATCGCCGGCCCCCATCGAATGCATCACCGCCTGCTTGAGGATACCCTCGTCGAAGCCGCAGTCGTAGTAACCGTCAAGGATGGTCGAGTAATAGTACGCATCCGGCATCGCAAGCGGGGGTCCTTCGTTCATCACGTAGGCCATCGCCACCAGCTCATCGCCGTCCAGGTTCACCATCAGCTTCTTCTTGCGGTACAGGTGTGGATGCCCCTCGTAGCGGTCCAGGGCCTTCTCGCACTTCTCGGTGATCTGCCAAAGCAGCACCGGAACCTTTGCACCCCGTTTCATCTCGATGGTGGCCACGCCAGTATGGCGGCCTCCCCGGAACAACAGCTGGTAATCGTGCAGTACCGTTGTCCCGATGACCGCGGCATCGGGGCATCGCTCTCCCATCTGTTCGAGGTTCAGGTTGCTTCCATAGGCCAGGTAGACTTTCCTCATTGTTGTTACACTCCTTCACTTGGTCTTCTACCACCCCAAGGGCGGTCGTCCCGCCCCCAGCGCCGTGTCAGGTCGCCCCTTCAGGCGGCAACCCGCCGTCTCCACGCGGCCGAGCCGGTGAGGCGCTTGGTCAGGTGCTCGCGGCAGGCCTTGAACTCGTCGCCGATGAAGCCGATGCGGTTGAGGTAGGTGCGCATCGCGAACTTCTCGTTCTCGGCCTGGGGCTTCCTGGTGCTCGCCGAGCTTTGCGTGAGCGCCTGGGTGTTCAGCGCGAGGGCAAGGACTATGTAGCTCCTGACTTCCCCGGCGTGCAGGGTGCTGTTGAAGCCCCTGAGCTCCACGGTGTGTTGGCCGTGGAAGAAGGAGTGCAGGTTCAGGAAATGGTAGCGGCTGTCGTGGTAGTGTGCGTCCCGGTTTCCCCGGTAGCCTTCGTACCAGATGCTCTCGATTGAAGCGAAGGTGGTCGGCTTGGCCCGGTTCATGCTCTCCACGAGGTGCTCGTCCATCTTCTTGCAGTACCGTGCCCGGTTGGCCTCTATGCCGAGGGCCTTGTAGAAGAGGTCGTTGCGGGAATGGATGATGTTCACGAAGTTCCTGATCGAGCGTGGTGTGTGCGGCTGGCCATCAAGGTGGATGTGGATGCCCGAGGAGTTGTTGGTGAATGCCCCGGCCTTTCTCAGTGCCCTGATGACCTCCTGCAGGTTCTCGATGTCCTCTTCGTAGGTGAGGATCGGGCTGACCAACTCGACGCTGTAAAGCCTTGTGGCGGCTTCCCGGATTCCGTTTCTC